AAGTCCTTGAAGAACATTAATAAACATTGTCTCTCTGCGAAGAGAACTGAGTCCATCATTACCACCTTTTACAAAATTATAAAAACGTTGATATTCTTTACGAATTGATGAGCGTCCTTGATCTTGAGATCCTAAAGAAGTAGATCCAAGTTCTTTCATCTTATCAACGGCATCCGTAATCTTTTCACTCAGAGTCCCCTTAAAGGAATCCATTTCATCAACAGCGGCATAGGGCACGTCGCCTTCTGGAAGGGCTGAAACTACTGTTTCATCAAAGTTCCAAATAAAAATAGTTTTTAGAGCAGGATGTACGTATTTTTGAAGTACTTCTACTTTCTTCTCATCCGTACTCATTTTTACTACAGCATTAAGAATCTCAAAAATAAAAGGATTTGCAGGAAGATCTGGAACCATTTCTGCAGTAACTTTTGTTTTAGATGCTACTGGTTTTCTGGTCGCAGTCGTTTTTGTTTTAGTCGCTGCTGCTGTCGTCTTCTTCGTCGTAGTCATGATAGTTTTCAAAATTAAATGCTATTACCTCATCTGGAATCAAGTTTCCTTGATCATCAAACATTTCGGGGTGAGGTCTTGGTATTTCCCGATAGTTCATCATGTATTCTCTTGCTACCCAACCTGCTATAAGTCCCACTATAAGAAATAAGACTGTTAGAAATGAACCAAATACTAGACTAACTGCTAACATTTCTTCTTCTCCTGGAAACTACTTTTCTTTTCCTTGACTTAAAAGAAAACTCAAAATAGATAGTAACTTCCTGATTTAGAAAGCAAACTATCTTTTCAAAGATAATATGAAACGGTTGTGTTTGCTTTCTTTTTCCTCCATTAAGTATCAGTTCAAATCCACGATTACAATAATCTTCCTCTTTATTTATGATATTATTAGACAAGTTGTTGCTCTCTAAGGAATTTGATTGTGTCAACAGACCCTCCTAACTTCTTATCGTTACAAATCACCTGTGGAAATGTAGACCCCTCTCCAAACTCTGCATAAAACTCTTCTTTGGTAAAGTCTGTATTTAAAGTATACACGACATGTTGAAGTTTTGTCAACTCTAAAACTTGTTTAACCTTATCACAATATGGACATCCTGTTTTTGAATAGACTGTGAAGTTCATGTATTTTTACAAACTCTTACTTAATTTATCTAACTTTTTTACTTGATTTTTAACTTGATACATAGTATTATATCATATAAAATAAAGTTAGATAGTTTATGTATAGATCATTTAAAATTGTAGTTGTTGGTGGTGGAACTGCTGGATGGTTTTCTGCAACCACTTTAAAAAAATTCTTTCCAGAAAGAGATATAACCGTTATTGAAAGTCCTAAAGTACCGATCATTGGTGTTGGGGAAAGCACTCTAGGATACTTTACTTATTGGTTACATGCAATGGGTATTGATGAAACGACTCTTTTTAAATACACAGATGCATCTTACAAGTCTAGTATTAAGTTCACAGATTTTTATAAAAAAGATGCTGGTGGATTTCATTATCCTTTTGGAAGACCATGGCTTCCGAAAGAACTTTTTGGCGATATAGGGGCAAAAGCATGGCAATTTAAAAAAGTTTTTTACCCAGAAACTCCAGTGGAAGATTACTGTAGAACGATCTATCCACACATGGCTTTGATTGAAAATAATAAAATAAACAAAGATGAAAAAGGAAAACTATTTCCAGATTTTTCATTTAATCATTCTACTTCATATCATTTTGATGCTACTAAGTTTGGAATCTTTTTAAGAGATCATGTATGTATTCCAAATGGTGTAAAACATATTCCTGCCGAAATAAAAAAAGTTGTTTCTAATGAAGATGGTATTAAAGAGGTTATTCTTGATGATGGTAGAATTATTCAAGGAGATTTATTTATTGATTGTACTGGATGGAAGAGTCTCCTATTAGGTCAAGAAATGGAAGAACCTTTCCTATCATATGATCATCTGATTCCAAATAATAAAGCGTGGGCAACAAAAATTCAGTATACAGATAAGGAAAAAGAACTAGAACCATATACGAACTGTACTGCTCTAGGTAATGGATGGGTTTGGAACATTCCTTTATGGTCAAGAATCGGAACTGGATACGTGTATTCTGATAAATATATCTCCAAGGAAGATGCTTTAGAAGAGTTTAAAAGACATCTTAAATCTAATAAAATGTCTCATCATGACCCTAATAGGAATGTTGATGATCTTGAGTTCAAAGATATTAATATGCGTATTGGTATTCATCGTAGAATCTGGGTTAAAAATGTTGTAGCTATCGGTCTTGCTGGTGGATTCATTGAACCATTAGAAAGCACTGGTCTCTTTACAGTTCATGAGTTCCTTATGAAACTTGTAAGTTATCTTGATAGAGATCATTTTAATCAGTTTGAAATCGATGCATACAATACTACAACAAGAATAATGTTTGATGGTCTATGCAAGTTTGTTGCATTACATTATGCACTTTCTCTTAGAGATGATACTGAGTATTGGAGAGACGTTAGAAGAAGATCTTACGCTGGATATTTAATTGATGATGCTCAAACTAATCAAGTAAAAGAAATAAGAGAATGTATCGATGCATTTGGTCAGTTAATTGGTAGGAAATCATACGTACATGATCATAATATACGTGGTGGTGAGCACTGTATTGCGAATGGTCTTAACTTTAATGTTCTTAGTATGGAAAATATCGTACATGATTCTTTTTATAACTATGGTCCAAAAATTGATGAGGCTAAAAAAACTCTAGATACTATGATGGTAAAATGGGAAGAAAAACAAAAAGAATGGCAAAAAATTGCTGATGAATCACCAACATTAGCACAATATTTGTATGATAATTTTTATAAGCATTTTTGACATGATTTTACTTACAGGATCTTCAGGATTCATTGGAAAACATTTTTGCAAATATTTACATAATCATGATGTTCTTTTAATAGATGTTGATGATGCTTATCGTTTTTTAAGGGAGTTTAATGAATGGGAAAAAATATCCTTGATCATTCATCAGGGAGCTATCTCTTCTACAACTGAAAAAAATATCAATACACTACATCATTATAATGTTTACTTTACAATCCAACTTCTTGAACATGCTATTCAACATGATATACCAGTTAAGTATGCATCATCAGCATCGGTATATGGTAATACTAAAGGACAGATTAATCCACTCAATCAGTATGCGATCAGTAAGTTACAAATCGATTATGCTGTATTAGATAGTTTAGATAAGTTTTCTTTAATCCAAGGTTTTAGATACTTTAATGTATATGGAGAAGGTGAAGATCATAAGGGAGATCAAGCGAGTCCAATAAGTAAATTTACAAAACAATCAAAAGAAACTGGAAAGATTAAACTATTTGAGGGATCAGATCAGTTTTTTAGAGATTTTGTTTATGTTAATGATATTATTGATATTGTCATAAACAATGATGCTCCAAGTGGAGTTTATGATATTGGCACAGCAAATCCAATCTCTTTTCAAGAGGTTGCAGAACTAGTTGCAAAAAAAGAAGGGAGTGAGATTGACTATATCCCGTTCCCCGATCACTTAAAAACAAAATATCAAACTCATACTTGTGCGGATATGAGTTGGTTACCAAAATATAATTTTAAATCTGTCAAAGAGTATCTCCTTGCATAACTCTGATACTATCTTCATCAAGATGTTGAGTAGAAAATTCAAATAACTCGGTATCTTCAAGAGCAATCATTTGATGTCTTAGTCCTTGATAAATGTGATATCTTTCACCTTTATTGAGGATTATTTCATGTGCTTCATTTAAATCATCTTCTTTAGAATACTTAAGTAATATTTTTCCACTTTGAATATAGAAGGTTTCATCTTTGATCATATGATAGTGCCAAGAACACTTTTTACCTTTAACAAAGTACAAAAGTTTTCCACAGTAATCTTTATTATTTACAATCCATTTTTCAAATCCCCAACCTTTGGGAACTATTTTTATGTCATTTGTTACTGGGTTCATTTTTGCTATAGATTGAAATAAACATATTAGCTGCTATGGTATATCTAGGTTTTTCAGAATCTATTAAACAAGCCCTATGTGGAATCCAAGCAGGAAAAATTATCCAAGAAAATAAACTTGGTTCTATTTGATATGATTTATCTGTCATATATAAGGAACCTCTTGGATCAAAAAATTCTGTCCCTTTTTTATAATCACTAATTGGTAAATCTAGGTAAAAGACTCCAGAAAGAAATGCTGGAGAATGTGTATGGATAGGATTATTATTTTGTTTTTTATTTAAAGAGTGCCAAGATTTATATGCCCAGGCATGAGAATCAATTGGATTTATAGTACTCAAATCGTGTTTAGAACAAAACTCTGGAACTTGTTCCAAATAAAAATAACAAGCGTTATAAAATGATTCTTTCAACTTTGTCCAAACTTTTGGACGATCATTATTAAATAGTATAATTTTAGTTTGGTAAAGAGGATGATTTCCAGTATTCTCATACATTCCAGAGTTAATTAGATAATCAATATCTTTAATCATCTCACCTTGATCTTGAGATGTAAAATAATCAGATAAATCTATTTTAATTATAGACGTTGGAAATAAATCTATCTTTGCATGTTTCATATCATTTTTTATTTATTTTTCAAAAAATATATCAGAATGAATAGCCTTATCATCAATATAAAAATCAGCAGATGGTTTTCCCATATAAAGATGATTATATTTACATCCCCATTCATCTAGTTGTTTTTTAGTTAAGGAATACCACTCAGCACATGCTTTTGATGGAGGAGGATTTTGGCTCATACCTCTTGCGGTAAAATACCAAATCTCATGTCCATTATTATAAAGTTTATTAATCTTTTCAATTCTATTTTTAAATGGAACTGCTTCTTCATACTTACCAAAAGTATTATTGCAAATAGTTCCATCAATATCAACCACATATTTCATTTATATCATCCTCCATCAATACATAAGTTCCTCTATTTTGCACAGCGATAGATGCTGCTTTGTTGGCATAGGGTATTGCTTCATCTATTCTACCATATTTTAAATAAAAGTAGACAAGTGCAGATAAAAAAGTATCCCCAGCACCAACAACATCATACACGTTTACCTTTTCCCCAGGATACAAAACCCCATCATACTTTGCGCCCCTATCACCGTAAGTAACTATTAGATTATTTGCACCTTTATATTGTTCATCAAGTTTATTATATTCTTGTTCATTAATTTTTATATAACAGTTATACTCTGGTAATACTGTTTTTTTAGTATCAATAAAAACTGGACATTTAAAATTATATACAATCTCAAACATTTTTGAACTAGTTATAAACCCTTTATTGTAATCACTAATCACAACTGCATCATATTTTTCTTTTAAAATTTCACATTCTATTGGTTTACAAACTACTTCTTTATCTACACGAAGAATTTGTTGATTTGTCTTTTCATCAATATATCTTGTTTTAGTAATCTTTTCTTGATTCGTTATCATACAAACTTCTAATCCAAATGCTTTTAGATTATTATAAACATTCCAAGCCATACCTTGTTTTTGTTCTGTTCTTACATATTTTAAAATAGGAACAGGTGCTTCTGGGTTCAATCTTTCAACTACACCATAAACATATTCATCAATACAACTATCTCCTATCAATAACACTTTGAATGGTTTTTGTTGTGGCATAATCACCTACCCTATCAAAAAATAAAAGTTTTGCTGCATAATAAGAACCTATCACAGACTTTTCTTTCCAATCAGATCCTACTACCATTATATCAGGTCCATAAGATTTTATCATTTCTTCTAACTGATTGTCTGTAGAAAAAACATCAACGGCATTAACTGCTTTTAGATTCTCTAAAAAAAATTTTCTCTCCTCTTGATTATGTATAGGTCTTGTTGGACCTTTTTTTTCAGAAACTCTGTGATCACTATCAATACCAACTAATAAAAAATCACCAAGACTTTTAGCATAGTTTAAAAGTTCTAAATGTCCACGATGTAGAAGATCGAAAGTTCCATTTACAAAAACTTTAATCATTCTTTTTATTTTTATTGTTACGTATGTAGTTCATGAACTCAGCATCTCCAATATATTTAACCTCTCCTTTAGATCCAGGAATTTCATAAGCCATAGGTGTATTATTATTCAAACAAAAATCAAGAATCCATGCAAAAGTTCTTACATCATAACCTTCATTAATAGATATAACTCTAAGCATTTGATATTGCTTACAATCACCCCAGTTTTCAACAGAAACTAAGACATTAGATTGATCTGGTTTCATCCATTCTGGAAGAAGATGTTGTGACCATGCACACTGAAAATTTCTACACGTTTGAGGTCTATTTTCATGTATAGTGCATCTCCTTTCTTTACAAAGAAAAAAACATGGATTTCCGGGCGTTACCGAATGTCCATATACATCTTCGATGTATAAGTTTTTACAACACTCTACACAAGAACCACAATCTCTAAAATCCTTTGGACTCTGTAAGTTTTCTTGATTTTGTTTTAACGACATGTGTTTTTCCATAAGAGGGTTTTAAATCTTCTCCAATCATTGTAAAAATTTCTTTTAACTGAGTTTCGTTAAATTTCATTGCACCATCATTTGTCCTATCTGCCAGTTGACAATCTAATCCTCCAATTCTAATCGGATTATATTTTACTTTTACATTTTTATTTCTATAAAATTTAAAATAATCTGGATAAGATACGTTACTTTCAAAAGTAGATCCCATTAAAATAAGGCCATTTTTATCAAAAGCACGTGCTATATGTTGTCCAACACTATCACAACCAAAGAAATAATCAGATTCTTTTATGGTTGCCATGTACATTCTTAAATCTGCTGTTGGCGGACAGAATGCGTCCTCGCATTTAGAAAACTGAAATAAATCTGGGGGACCAAAATAAATGATACCGGCATATTGAGATAGATGTTTACACAGGGTTGTAAAATCTTCTGGATACATACTTCTACCAGAGGAATCTATAAATATATCACTTTCGATTCTTGCTCCACTTCCAAAAGGTTGGAAAACAATAATCTTATCCTTGTTAACTAGACGTTTGAAAGATTCAATATTTGATTTTATTTTTGCAATCTCTTCATTACTAACATATAAATTGGGTTTATCTAAATCACTATGATCTGTGGTTTTATTAATTATTTCATCAAAAGCTTCAGCAAGGGATTTTTCTTGGTTATAATATCCAGAAACATGATATGGTTCTGGAGATACAAGATTATAGTTTTTAATATAGTTTTCAAAAATTCCTTTTTGACTCACTTCAAAAGTTTTTTCTTGTAAGAGAGGATGACTCCAATACATCATGTCCCAACCATGCACCAAAACTTTAAAATCATCATCTGGATTTAGTCTAGCAAACTTTTCAAGTGCTGGAATAGCAGTAACAACTCTCCCAGATCCACCACTAATTAAAAACGATGTATTTCTTTTCATAACTTATTTCACTCGTAGATAATTTTTATACAGTATTAACAAATAAAGTTCTGTTCTTTATATCAATATGTATATGATATTTTAATGGATATATTGATCATATCTTAATCATACATGTTCGTATAATCATTGTTTGATGGTTCTTTAATAAATCCTTCCGGAAGACCATCCTCAAGCAATATTTTTATGGCACCTTCTCTAGTAACAGTTTCACCAGCGTACATCAATTCTTCTAACTTATATGGACAAATTTGATAGCAAAATGCCGTGGCAAAGATTACAGAATGTGAAAAGGTTAAAACTTGTTCATCTTTAACTTCTTCATTAACTTTAAAAATACTTGACATTGTAGACCTAACATTTGATCTTATTTCTTTTGATGGGAAATGTGGATTGAGTTTATGCCAGGTTTCTGGTGTTTCAATTTTAGGAAAATCAATTGAAAGTTTTTTAGATTGTTGATATATTTCTTTCAACCACTCCGAAAAAATAACAAACATTCCAATTAAATCATCATCATAATCAGCATGTTGAAACTGATTATGATATAACTTTAGTTTCATAATATTTTCATTAAGAATATATGTTTTAGACATAGTTTTTATCTCCAGTGTTTTTCATTTTTCCAATCTTTATGAATTGTTGATTCGTGTTTATTTTTAGAGTATAAAAATGGATTATCATAGGCAAAAAGACCAAATTGAACAATGGGAAAAAAATCTGCTCTCATATAGATATCTAGAGATTGATAAATTCCTTCTCGAATCACATGAGAAACAAGGTTTTTAGCAGCAACAGGATCTAGTGCATAAGCATGAGCACGACATATACTTTTCACATGCCCACAATGATCTGTAGCATGTGGTGGAATATTAAAAAGTGGACTTCGGCCAGTATATTGTTCCTGTGAACCTAGATATACTATTATACCATAAGTATTATGAAATAAATACCTATCAACCATAATCGCATCATGTTCTAAAATAACTATTGGTCTGTCAATTTCAATACAATGACACCAAAGACTAAAATGAGAAAAAAAACATGCTACTTGTGTTGGTGTTAAAGATACATTGTAAAGTTTTAACCACCCTAAATAATCTTTATTTTTTAAATGTTCTGGTGTGATTATTTTCCCAGAAGTTCCATCAAATGCATTCCAGATTTTATAATCTTGTCCTATTTTTACACAAGATTCTATGCACCTTTTTGTAAAATCTTGTGATATTTTATTATTTTCCAATGAAATAATATATGTAGATTCAATATTTCTATCATCAGAATAATGTAGACTTTTATTAATATCAATCATCATCTAGTAAATATTTTTAATATTATAAAGTATAGTTTGAAGGAACGCAAGCAATAGCAGCAGTCTGATGATGAGTTGTTTCTACTTCCCGCCAAAAGTTAGATGTAGCTGCTCCAACATTTTGTGGTGTGTAGCAAGCGCCGGTTGTTCCATTGCCAAGTTCACCGTAAGGATTATAACCCCAAGTCCAAAGAGTTCCATCAGATTTGATTGCTGCAGAGTGATGAGCATCAATAGTACAAAATATTTTAGTCCAGTTTGTTCCACCACAGGAAGTTTGAATTGGTGAGCACCTGGGGGAGGTATCATTGGTTCCAAGTTGACCGTAGGGATTATGACCCCATCCCCACAAAGTTCCATCAGATTTTCTAGCGTGGCCACGCGCCTGTCCACCACCAATATCAACCCAGTTTGAGCCAGGAACTTGCACAGGACAATATCTATCACTATTGTCACCAAGCCCCAGTATCCCATGGGCGTTGTGGCCCCATGTCCAAAGAGTTCCATCAGATTTGAGAGCAACGTTAGAATGGGTACCTATGGTTTTAGCACAAATCCAGTTATTACCAGGAACTTGAACTGGTGAGCTTAAATTATAATAAATGGAGGAGCTGTCGGTGCAGCAAGGCCTGAATCCGTTATTCTGTGGCCAGTTAAGTGGATCATAACATGTAGGACTACAACACGTTCCAAGAATCGGGCAAGTAACACAACAAATACCTAATGCACCATAGTTACCATGTCCCCATGTCCAAAGAGTTCCATCACACTTGACAGCAGTACTATGATGTCTTGAACCAGAAACCATTTTCCAGTTATTGCCCGGTATTTGAGTTGGTGATGCAAGGGTCTGGTTCCCTTTGCACCCCATGCCCAGTTGCCCATGATCGCCCAGGCCCCATCCCCATAAAGTTCCATCACATTTAATGCCAAAAGAGTTATGGCAGCTACCAAAAAGTCTTGCCCAGGTAGTTCCCGGCAACTGTGTTGGTGAAGAAAGAGTATTACCGAAACCACCTATCCCAAGTGTGCCGTGACCATTATGTCCCCATACCCATGCAGTGCCATCATTTTTAGTGGCGACCACTGTACAGTTTCCCATACTTACAGTTGACCAGTTGGTTCCCGGAACTCTAATAGGAACCAGAGTGCACGTCGGATAAGGATGTATCATCCCATATGCAGCACCCACAACAGCGTGGTTGCCGCCAGTATCGTAACCCCATACAAATAGTCTATTATCATTAGGATCACCTGCAGTAAAATACCCACTTGGATCTGATGTATTAATACCAGAATTGATAGCAGAATATATCTTATTCAGAGTATTTGGTGCTTTTAAAGAACGCGAACTTTGCCCATCACTTTTTGGTGGTAGTTGATATGCCATTTTTAATTCCTATCTTGTACCATTTAATCTTTACTATATTTATTACTAAAAGATTCTACTAGTTTATACATCTCTTCTATTGCCCCAGACCAATCGCCATATTGATTTTGTCTAACAACTGTTACACTATCATACCAACGCAAATCATCATTTGCCCATACAAAATAACAAACTAGTGGAACTATAACAATTGTTGGTATATTCATTGCGCCAGCCAGATGTGCCGTTGAAGTGCAGCTTGTAACCAATAAATCAAGTCCAGAAAATACAGAATATGTATCTTGCCAATCTTTAATAATGTGTCTACACGGAATAAAATGATCATCATCTTCACTCTCCTCTAGTTGTAAAGAAAATAAAGATCCGTAATGAGTTAGATTATAAAACTTTTCTTTAGGAATTGATCGAAACTGATCATGTTCAAATTTTTGATTTCCCATCCACCGAACACCAATCTTTAATTTATTGGTAGAAGATAGTATGTCCATTCCCCTTGTAATGTAAGGTTCGCTAATACTTTTAATATATGGCAATGTTACCTTATCAAGTGGGTGTTCAACATCAATGAAGTTAGGAATCGACATTCCTGGTATATAATGATCATATTCTAATATTGGTATCATATTATCTGAAGTGACTTCATATCCAGCATTAGAAAGTAATCTACAAAGTTGTATAGGCGCCGTAATAATAAGTTTTTCACAAAATGTTCTAAGATATGATGCCCACCTTAAAAAAATCAAACAATCTCCAAAACCTCCTTCCAAAAACAATAAAAGTGTTTTTGTTGGTTTCCCATCCCATCTTTTTTGAGAATCTATTTTTTTATTCTCAAGATGAATGTATTCATGACCCCATGCTCGGCATTGAGATCCACACTCAAGAAGTTTAAATGCTTCCTTAAACTTCCCCTTTCGCATCATATGCCATCCAATGTTAAATCTAACTCTTGAATCTGATTGATCTAAATTTTCATAAACTTCTAATGCAAAATTGAAGTTTCCAATTGCATTTTTATAAATAGCCATATCTAATTGGAAATCCGTATAATCCATACCTACATCAGAAAATTTACATGATGACAAAAGATCTATGGCTTTTGAAGCTTGTTGATTATGATAATAACATTTAGATAGATTAGATTTAAACTCTTCCGGAAAATCTTTTTCTGGTATCTGTTCAAAACATTTTATAGCACCCACATAATCATGATTATCATATAATTGTTTTGCTTGATCGTTGATATTATTTAAAATATCAATCTTCTCTTGTGTATAGTCTTTCATTAGTTTCAATCCAAGTTACCAAACTAAAACGTTCACCTTTCGTTACGGGATGAACTCTATGAGAATATTCATAATATGAAGGGAAAGTAATGATTGTTCCTCTCATTGGTTTTATTTTTAACCCTAAAGAAGGAAACTCCAACTCTCCACCCTCATAATCATCATTAAGATAACAAATAATACTAATGTCTCTGTCTGCAACTCTTTTAAGTTTACCATCAATAACTTCTTCAGAATCATTATGTATATCATATTTACCACCCAAAGGATAGTATAACATTTGAACTGGTTCTAACTTTTTAAGTTCACATTCATATACTGATTTTAAAATAAGATCATATAGGTTTATTATAGCATTTTCAATATTTTCTCGTAAACTATTTGGAATAGCAATCCAATGTGTATTTCTATAACTTAAATCTTGATTTTGATCCTCCTTGTATCCAACTAATGCTGGGCTACTATCATTCTTTTCACTTAAAATAAAATCGTTTAATATTTTTAAATGCTCTTCGGGAACAGCATTTGGAATGATTTTGATATAATCATATATGGTTTTTAGTTTAGTCATTCATACATTACATAATACATTGTACATGGTATATATTACAAAATATTAGTTATAACAACAAACCCCAAAAGATGGATAACGAACGTTTGGATAGTTTTCAGGACATATTCCAAGTTGACACTGAGAAACGCCATCAGTTCTCGCAACAATCATCCAGTGCCCAGCAGCAATATCTCTCCAGTTGGTTCCTACAATTTGTTGTGGGGAAGATCTAGGACTCGAACCAATATCAATTTCACTATGAGGATTTTGTCCCCACCCCCATAAAGTTCCGTCGCATTTAACACCCCAAGCTTGATTATGTCCCGCAGCGCCCCAACACCAGTTAGTCCCATGAGGAATTAGACAAGGACTAAGGGTATTGTTCCTGTCAGCGCAACAATCTCCCCTTTCACCGTGGATATTATGCCCCCATACATATAGGCCTCCATCGCAATTGCGACCGACAGTCGTCCAGTGACTGTTAACAGGTTTTGAAATATTACACCAGCATCCCCCTATTCCAACCGGAGAACAATAGCTGGTTTGGTTACCAACTCCAAGAACTCCATGAGGATTTGGTCCCCATGCATGATGACTACCATCTGTTTTTCTTCCAAAAGTTCCTCGGTGACCGCCTCTTGTGCAAGTCCAAGATCCTGGTATTTGAGTCGGCGAGGATCGGGAAGTGTTATCGCCAACACCAAGATTTCCATGAGGATTATGTCCCCATGCCCATAGAGTATTATCGGTTTTAATTGCAAATCCTTGGTGATGGTCAGCATTGACTGAGCACCAATTAGTATTGGTTCCTACTTGTTGGGGAGTGGGGCGATCGCCGCCATCAAAGTTAAGCCCAAGTTGTCCATGAGGATTGTGCCCCCATGTCCAAAGAGTTCCATCACATTTAACACCAGCGCCAAAG